GGTAATAATGGAAAAAAGCAAAACAGAAAGTCTGATGGATGACTTTGTTTGGATCAAACTTAAAGAGCCGGATGACTTCAACAAAATACGGGAGACACTGTCGAGAATAGGCGTTGCCCCGAAAGGTGAGAAACGATTGTATCAGAGCTGCCACATTTTACATAAGCGCGGCAAATATGCTATCGTTCATTTCAAGGAACTTCTCGCCCTAGATGGTAAACCAACTAATTTCTCCGAAGAAGATAGACTTCGCCGGAATACTATTGCTGGCTTGATCGAGCAATGGGGGTTGGCATCGGTTGTCGAGCCCGATAGAATTAAAGAACGTGCGTCAATTTCTCTTATAAAGGTTGTGCCTTTCAAAGAGAAAGGCGATTGGGAATTACATACCAAGTATCAAATTGGGCGGTCCAATAAAGAGAAGGATTGATTATGTTGAAGATTAATATGGATGAGAAGCCAAAACTCGTCAAAGATGAAATTACCAAATACGACAATTATCGTATTGAGAGGGCCGAAGCGAAACGGGCCAGACGAATCGAAAGAAACAAGAAGGCGGCAGAACGTGGATAAGACATATTATGTAGAGGGCCTCGATCCCGCCATTGCTACGGCGGTCGAAGAAGCAGGGGAGTTACAGGCGGCTTTGGGAAAGGCAATTAGATTTGGACTAGAGTCTGTGAACCCAGAACTTCCACCCGAGGAGCAAGAAAGAAACATCGATTGGGTTCGAAGAGAGGCCGAGGATGTTATTGAAGCTGCCAAAAACTTATTGTTCGAATTGGACCTATACACTCTCCAGAAGTATGCCGAAGAGAGAAAGTTCCTTAGCAATTTCGAAAAGGTGCAGGAATTTATGCGCGTGGGCGAGCAAGCTGGCCCCGATGTTCCAACGATTCCTCCGCAAAATATCAAAGACCTCCGTGTTAAATTGCTAAGAGAAGAACTAAGGGAGTTGGCCGAAGCAATTGAAACCAATGATATGATTGGTATCGCCGACGGTGTCGCCGACCTATTGTATGTTACATATGGCACAGGCGAAGCTTATGGTCTTCCGGTGGATGACATTTTTGCTGAGGTCCACAGGTCAAATATGACAAAATTCCCAGACGGCAAGGCTATCAAGAATTCTCATGGCAAGATTATCAAGCCAGAGAGTTTTGTTGCACCAGATTTAAAACCAATTTTAGATTCATACAAAAACAGGCACACCTATGTGGATGTGGATAAAGGAGAATAATATATCATGGCAACAATTATCGTAGGCATTAGACTTTCTTCAAACGAAGACATTATCGCCCAGGTGGATGGCGCACTTATTGACAAGTACAACGCATCCGTGTGTACAAAACTAAATATTAAGGTACCCGCCTTGATTGGAATGATGCCAGGCAAAGATGGTAACCCGACGATGGGGTTCGCCGACTTTATGCCATTCGCCGAGAAGAAGGAAATGATCCTCTCTGAAAGGCACATCATGTACCTTTATGAACTGGACAAAAATCTTGAGGCTGCATATAAAAGAATGTTCAATGTGCCTCAAGGATTAGTACTTCCCGAGAAGCCTTCGTTGGTTATTCCCTTTACAAACAAGTAGGAATAGTATATCATCAAAAGATGAAATTTTATACGAATATATTACAACGTGGCGATTTCATCCTTGAAAGGGGCTATGAAAATGGCCGCGCTTTCTTTAGGCGAGTTAAGTACAAGCCTACTCTATATGTGCCCAGTAAGACGCCAACAGAGTTCAAGACTATGTTTGGCAAGCCGGTGTCGCCTGTTGACTTTGACTCAATACGAGAAGCCAAAGACTTTATTGACCAATATTCCAACGTCTCAAATTTCCATATCTATGGTATGGATCGCTTCCAATACGCATATATCAATGAGACATATACGGGCGAGTATGATCCAAGCTTGATCCGAGTGGCCAACATTGATATCGAGGTTGACTCCGAGAAAGGCTTCGCCAAGCCAGAGAACCCATATGCCGAGGTCATTGCCATTACGATGAAGCGATCTGGCATATTCTATTCTTGGGGGCTTAAACCATGGACCAGCGAGCGACCTGATGTGGTTTATGTGCAATGTAAACATGAGAAGGAACTCCTTTATCGATTCCTCCAAAAGTGGACCGAAGAGTACCCAGATGTTGTGACTGGCTGGAACATCAACGGATATGATATTCCCTACCTGGTCAATCGTATGAATATGATTCTAGGTAAAGAGGAAACTCTGAGGCTTTCTCCTTGGAAATTCTTTCAGGATCGCACGTTTACATATAAAGGCCAAGACCGCAAATCGATCTCAATTGGTGGTGTTTCTGGTCTCGACTACCAGGAGATGTATCAGAAGTTTGTTTTGGACCCAAGAGAGAACTATAAGCTAGACACAATCGCCAATATCGAATTGGGAGAAAACAAGGTTGATTACTCCGACCTAGGCAACCTGCACGACCTATATACAAAAGACTTTGACCGATTCATGCGGTATAATATTCATGACGTTGAACTAGTCGATAGACTGGACCAAAAACTACAGCTTATCAATATGCTATACGCCTTGACGTATAAGGCAAAGGTCAATTATCAGGACGCCTATGCTCAGACTCGTATGTGGGATGTTCTGATTCACAATCATCTTATAAAAAAGAATGTTGTTATCACCACGAACTTTCATGGCTCCAAGACCGAGAAATTCAAAGGCGCGTTTGTTAAAGAGCCAGAGATTGGTGGGTATGAATGGGTTGTCTCTTTTGACGTTGCATCGCTGTACCCATCTTTGATCATGCAGTACAATATATCGCCAGAGACCATTATGGATCAATATGTTCCCATTACGATTGAAGAATATATGGATGCGTCTCGCCCACTTCCTCTAATCGAGGGTGCAAGTCTCACGGCCAATGGTTGGTATTACCGAAACGATTTCGTTGGGGTTATGCCAGAGATTGTTTCTGAAATTTTCACAGAGCGCAAATCTGCCAAAAGACTCATGCTTGAGGCCAAGAAGGTCGGAGATACAAATGTTATGTCGGCCAACAAGAACAAACAATCGGCTCTTAAGGTTTTGCTCAACTCTCTCTTCGGCGCCGCTGGCAATGAGCACTTCAGGCACTATGATCTGCGCCTGGCAACTTCAATCACTCTGACCGGTCAAGCGATCATTCAATGGGCTGAGACCCATGTTAATGCCTTTATGAACAAGCTCTCGGGCACATCCGGGGTGAATTATATCATCGCCATGGATACAGACTCCCTCTATATCAACTTTGAGGCAGTAGTTAAAAGCAAGTTTAGCCACCTTCCGAAGGAAGAGATTGTTGATAAGCTTGATATGATCAGCCGCGAATTGCTGGGACCACATATCGAGAAAATTCTCCACAAGTTTTGCAAGCACACAAATGCCCACCACTTGGCGGCCAAGATGGAACGAGATGTTATCGCCGAGCGTGGTATTTGGACTGGCAAGAAACGATATGCTCTTACTGTGTGGGACGCCGAAGGTGTGCGAGCCGTGGGTGAACCAACGCTTAAGATCATGGGGCTGGAGGCAATCAAGTCTTCAACCCCATCCTCTTGCCGCGAGTCTCTTACAGAAAGCATTCGCCTTGCGATGAGAGGCACCCAGCAAGAATTGCAGGATTACGTGGCTAAGTTCAAAGCTAAATTCATGACGTTGCCTTACGAAGAAATCGCCTTCCCTCGTGGTGTTAATGGAATCAACGAATATTCCCTTGAAGACGATGGCTTGCCTATTCATGTGAGGGCGTCTCTCACATATAATAAGTATTTGAAAGATTTGAACTTGACAAATAGGTACCGTTTGATAGAAGATATGGATAAGATTAAGTTTTCATATATGAAAATGCCCAACTTGGTTGGGCAGAATGTTATTGCCTGTCCGGGTGGAAATTTGCCCAAAGAATTCAAGCTTGATAAGAGTATTGATTATGAAACCCAATTTGATAAGGCATTTTTGCAACCACTTCAGGCGATTCTGGATACGATCTCCTGGAAGGCAGAAGAGGAGGAGACATTAGATGAGTTTTTCCAATAATCCGGCCAAATTAACAATTGAACAGATAGCCGAGCTGCAAGACTTTGGGTTTTCGGCGGTTGACGCGCCAGAGATTGCCGCCAACAACGCAATGGACTACCTTGAGAAAAGGCTAGCCGAAGCCAGAGAAGAAGCCAAAAACCTTCGTGCTCTCAAAAGGATCGTTATGGATAGGTTGGCGCCAATGCTCA